GAACACTGACGGAGTGTCCCGTCAAAAGAGTTAGATCGTCATCATCATCAATGTCATCGATATAGTATGTGTAAATATATCCAATATGCCGTTTATAACTAGAATAGTAAATTCTACCGGCAGCAACATGAATTTTATTGTCCGTACCAACCCAAGCATCCCAACAACCGCTATGAGCGCCACCATAACTAGTACCAGAATTATAATAATACGACAAAATTGATTTTTGCGGGCCCCATTTTTTTATGTGATAACCATCAGTGTCAAGTTGTCCGACTCTTATATATAAAGATGAATAACTATTATTCCACTGTGATGTTGCAGAATGGTTTATCACAGCAAACTTATTGTTGTCAAGATATAAAAGTTGTGCACCTCTTCCACCACTTGTATTGCCTTGGGAGGTGTTTGAAGAGTCAACAATGTAATGATCGCCGATATCATTCAAAACCTGATGAGGGTTTTGAAATTGGTGACCCGCACGTTCTAATTTATTCAAACTATTCAGAATAACTACATCGCCTGGATCAATGCGAGTTGCCGCAGTTCCAGTTGTAGTACCACTACCGCCAGGCAATACAGGATCGCCTCCACCGCCGCCTCCACCGCCGCTACCTGCAGCATCACCAACTTTGAGTAACTTGATGTTATCTGGGTTTGCGGCCTCAGACTTACCTAGAATGGATGCAATATCTCTAGTACGACTGCTCATTCTATACCCTTCTCCTTATAATAGTCTGCAAATCTTTTCAAGAGTTTTGGTTTGCCCTTTTTCTTGCGTCTATCATAGACTCTACTTGTTTTGAATTTACCTTGTGCAGTATTTGCAGGGTTAGGAATTGCACCAGTGTTTACTGTGGGCGCATCTTCACTGATACCCTCACACGTGCAGGGTTCTGCATTACACTTACCACAAACCCAATCCTCTTTCTTCAATCCCCTTTTCAACTTCTCAAGATCTTTCTTGAGTTTGTCTTTATCAGGCAAACCTTTTTTATTGATACCTGACTTACTTAGATCTTTCAGACTCATAGAGAGTTCGTCAACCTTATCTCCACGTTCTTTCTTACTAATGGCAATTGCGGCCTGTTGTGCACGAGACTTCGCAAAACCCTCTGGTACGCAATTAGGGACCATCTTAGATCCCTTCTTCTTCATACCAACTTGTTTGTAACCAGACCAACAATCTTCATCTTTCTTTGCACCGTCCTTGGACATAGATCCTTTCTTGACGACACCAGACTTTTTGATTTTATTGATTAGTTTTAGAGTTCTAAGTTTTGTCATTTGTATATCTCATTTATAGTAATGTAGATTTTCTGATTTGTTTTCATATGTGTTGCTTCATAAATGTCAACACCAAATACATCACCAATAGGATACGCATCCTCTGAAATACGAATTTGATCTTTTGCGTGGCACATCTCTTCAATAGTACTATTGAGTACCTTTGGGTTCTTTACTCTATATACGCCAGGCGATAACTGTTTATCTTCTAATACAAACCATTCACTGTTCTCGTTTAGGAAGTCTAAGATATCGATATCAAACTTCTCACAGATAGTTCCGATTTGTTTATCATTTAGATTATATTTTTCTTTTATAAGATATAGTGCAGACGCAAACGATCCAAGTTTTGTTGACCCGCCTGGGATCTTAGATATCAACCTTTTGATGTTAGCACACAAACGGATGAAAGGTGTCCATGCAGAACTTTTTTCTGAACTGTCAATTCTCACACTCTTATCTCTCTTACCGTTCTCGTCTATAATACCTTGTTTGAATGCGTCCCAGTCTTTCCAGTCCAACACTAACATTCGAATGAATCGAAACACATAGACGGTATCTGCCGCTGATTTTAGAATGCCCATTATATTTTCCTTAGTGCCTCTACAACTTTTTCATCCATCGCAACTCCAATCAGTTCTTCATTTGTAATGTATTTTAGAAATACTAAAAATGGTTTTATGACTGGCCAGTGTCTGTCCTCTAGTTTTACCTGTAACATATTCAAAGAAGGTTCAATACCGAAGGCATTGAATATCACAATAAGATGATTCAAGATCAAACGTTCAGAGAGTGCCTTATCATCCAGATAACGATTCACCAAACGTTTGATATATTTGAACCTCTTCAAATCCTCATAGAACTCATCTACGTCAGAGTACCGTGGATTATAATAATGTTTTGCTGCATATAGCAACAAGTTTTTTTCATTCAAGTTGTGCATAACAAGTTTATATATTATGATTTCAAAACTTGTGACATCTTCTTGAATATAGATTTCTTTTTCTTAGGTGCAGGTAGATCAGTTTCTACCTCTTCAATGTGTTCTGCAACGAACTCCTCTTTTGTGGTAGGAGATTCGTTTAGAGATTGCACACCATTATATTCATCGATCTGTTCTTGCGTCATGTTTTGCGCTTTCAATAGTTCACCTGTCTTCGGATGCTTCCAACCACTACGAGTTGGAACCGCATCTTTTGCATACGAAGGAGGAGTTATCATTTTTTCATACCTTTCAGTGCGTCAACAACTTGGTTGACAATTTTCTGATCACCAGAACGTACTTGGTCTCCACCATTACGTTGTGGTGCAGGTTTGGTTACACGGCCTGCATCAGACGCATCCTTGTGACCTTTTTCCTCAGTGTCATCTTTTTCCACTGGTTGGTTCATCATGTCTTTTGCACCTTTACCTTTGATCTTGTCATCCATAGTCTCAGGTTTAGTTGCACCTTTTGTCTGTGCTGCAGTCTCCCAGATAGACATCAAACGATCACGAATCGTTGATTCTTTCTGTTCTTCTTTACCACCTTTATCTAGTTTAGGATTCATTTGTACGTCTCCTTCACCATCTTTCTTTTTAGATTTTGAAATTGCCTTACGGCGTTTGTGTAGATACTTGTCAGTATCATCAACGTCACCATCGTTATCAATATCTTTGTCCTTACGGTCTTTATGTTTACCCTTGAGTTCTTTAGAATCTACAGGGTCCATTGCTTCCTTATAGGATTCTTTCTTGACCCAGTTCTTACCTTCAGCGTTGTATGCATCATACTTGCAACTTTCACTTTTAGGTTTACCAAACATGTCACCACAGTTCTTGCAACACATTTCACTCATATTTTTTTCTTCGACCTTTTGGGGAGTGGCCCGCTCCATAAAGATGTTTTTAAACATTGTTTTCTCCATTACATCCACATCTGGGCCACAAATGTCCCAACGGCAGCAATCATTGCCGCCATAACTAATTTATTTATAATCCTAACGGTTGCATTATTTTCTTCAACCATCTTTTCTATTTTATCCAAACGAGCCGAAAAACGGTTCATCCGTTCATGTTGTTCGTCATGATCGCCTTTCAAGTGTGTCACCTTCTCTTCGATTCGGGCCACATTGATTAGTAACTCTGCAAGTTTATCAATCTTTTGTTCGATACGAACAATTCTATCTTCAACCTCTGCCATTAGTTATCCACCTTCGCACCTGCACGCCACTGCCAGCATGACCAGTATCTTGCTTTCCATTTCGGGCCAGGGTCTGCACAGTTGTGTCTTGCCCGAAATGATTTGCGGCGTTCTGGATCATCACGTTTGATTTCCATGTTAGGATCGCCGAATGATACTTTTACAATGTTACCTTTTTCATTGCGCACATAAACGTAGAACTTCTTACTGCCACCACGAGTAGGGTTGTTCAGTGTGACTTTCTTACCGTTATGTACTGCCTCTTCTAATTCTAGATCTTCGTAGATATCACATGATTCACAGATATCATCAATCGATTCTTCTAGGAATGATTTGAATTTCTCCGTCACTTGTATTTACCTCCAAAGTTGATTCTCTGTGCAATACTGCCTTTTGAATTTTGAGAACCAGAAGTACTATTGCGATTTGTATTTACACGTGTTTGATTTGCAGTGGGTTTGTCACCCATAACTTTTTTACCGACATTTGAGAAGAATGACTTTACACCATCCATAAACCCTTCATTTGCACCCTTGTCATATTTGTTTGCAATACGAATCAACGAAGCGTCAAGTGTCTTCATCGCAGTCATTTGTTTCTTTCTGTCCATGCCTTGTTTGTCTAAGAATGATTTCATCTTCTTCAAGACTGTCATTCTTTCTCTAGCATAGTCCTTACGATTGCGTAGTGCACTGTCGTATTCTTTTGATAAGGTGCGAATCATCGATGCAGGTGAACTCTCGTCTAAAGAAACTTCTTCTTTGAAGATGCCCTTGCGTTTTGCGTCGCCGATAATCTTTCTCATATCATCTTTAGACATACGCTTGTATTTTGGCATAGACATTAAATAGTCAAGTGCATGAGAATCCGACTTACCTTTAGCCTTTAAACCCTGATAGTCTTTCATAAGGGCTTTGTTCTCGTCAATAGATTGACCAGGCGTAATCTCTGCAGCACGTTTGGTTGCTTCTGGTGTACCCCATTCTGGTGCGTCACCCATTGTACCTTCACTCATAGACTTTTTACGGAAGTGTTTCTTCTTATCGTGTGCAGTAACTCTGTCAACAGACTTGACCATCGAAGGTTGTTTCACGATACCACGTAGATGTGACTTCACTTCGCCTGGCGAATTACCAGACATAAAGATCTCGGGAAACCCATCGATATTCACACGGAAGTCGAATGATTCGTTTTGTTTCTCCCAAGGTGCTTTCTTCAATGATACTTGGTCTTTAGGTTTTGCTTGAGCCTTTTTACTACCAAGTGCACGTGTAATTTGTTTTTTAGATAAAGTTTTACCCTCTGCACGACTTCTGATATCTGCAAGAGATTTCTTAGTAGAACTTTGTGGTTTTGACTTTTTGTTTCTGTCCATATGGGCAGCAAACTTCTTGTCATCAATCTTAGGTGCTTTTCCCATTATGCGAGATCCTTATCGTGATTTAGATTGCCCTTTTTCTTCTTGACGATGAACGCATTGACTCGTGCATGTCCCCACTGTTCAGGGGTGGTGCCTGGTCTATGACCAGTCTTCCATGCAGCGACTCCACGGTTATAAACTTTACGCAGAGTCCCCACTGAAATTCCAGACTTCTTTGATTTGTCTGCAAGTGATTTCCCCGCATCTTCTTTGATGTATTGGTTGAACGAAATCATTTTGTTTCCTTATTTTTCTTTTTGGTATCACGCATACGTGCACGATCCATCATACGGTCATGACGGATTCTATCTGCCTCTTTTTCTCTTTCGATACGTTTACGTGCAAGCCTTTCTTGATCTTGTTCACCAAACATTTTTTTGAACTGCGTAGTATACTTAGATGGTTTAGTCTTCGCCTCTTTATCGCCAGGCGCAGGTTTATATGCAGACGGATCATTGTCTGCTTTCTTTTTACCTTTTGCGAAATGTGCATCTCTCTTGTCTTTAGTTGACTTGGAAAGACCTTTGAAATATTTTTTGGGTTGTGTACCCTTTTTATCTTTTACGTCTGGATCTTGTGGGACTTTAGTTTTCTCTAACATCTCCACGGCATCCAACCAATATCTCTTTTGATTTGTACCGTGTTCTACAATGACATAGTTTGCACCTAAGTGTGTCACTGAACCTACATCACCAGACTCTTTGACAATCACTTTATCACCTACACTGTACAAATCACCAGACACGTATTGTTCACGTGTTTCTGATACAGGATTCAATTGTATATGATTTTTATATTCTTTTTGTTCTTTGAGTCCCATCCCTTTACGGATTGTGTTGAACAGGGACTTTGCATCTGCATTTGAGAAGTTCTTCGGTAGGCCTTGCGAGAACGACGAGAAGTCCCCATCACTTGCCGCCGCTCTCATTTTTGATGCAGACATACCTTCGACACCCTCTGCATCAGGATCTCTTTCTCCTGCAGAGACTACATTGATACGGTTGAAGTTATAGAACCCATGTCTACCCTTCTTACCGTTATATTTTTTCATGAGAATATCAAACTCTTGAATACGATCTGCACCGACAACCATAGTTACATTCTTGTAACCCATGTCATACAGTTTAGTAAGTAGGTCAAATAGAACCTTTACTTTATTATCCAACATGATTCTACGTGCGTGACGTGGAAACATCTTACGAGCGATCTTTACTTTTTCTTTATAACCTAGAGGATTTTTCTTTGGATCTGTAGATTGTGACAGGTAAACAAAATACGGATTGTTCCCCGCTTTTTGTGCGAGAACATTCAGAAGTTTTTCATGCCCAATCGTAGGTGGGTTCATACGTCCCCACGTAAAGAACACGGTCTTTTCTTCTTCTACAAGGAAATTCTTAAAAGAACCGATCAACCTTTCTTCCTTTCAACTTCTTTCTTACGAACATCTTTTACCATGCGTTTCGCAAGCATACTAATACGTTTCTTCATTGCAGGTTTATCTAGTTTCTTTTCAATTTCTTGTCTACGAGCAAATGGTAGATCATTCTTATCTTTACCCTTCACAAGTTTCTTGAAGAGTGCTTTACGTGCTTGACGTTGTGCACGTTTCTCCAACGTATCCTTAGATGCCATTCTACGTGCGGCCTTATCTCTACCAAGTTTGATACGTGATTTGATTCTCTTCATAAGACGACGACGAGCCATACGTTGAGTTGTGTTCAACGCCTCGTTTTCGATCTCTTCTTTACGTGGAGGATTAGTAGACGAATACTCAGAGTCAGCGCCAGCGCCCTGACCTCTGCGTCTCTTGTTTGCTCTGTAGTTTGTCAGTTCGTCTTCGCCTGGACGATGTTGTACTGACATCATATCCTTGAAGGACAATGGTTTTGCCATTTTTTACCTCTTTGGTTTATCCCATCCTTTTAATATATCGGGTGAAAAGTTGGCGTAGGAGAACTCCATACGGTCAACAATTTTCACTGCATCACCACCAAGTTTGTCTATAGCGACATAACCCTCTTCTCCTGTGACACGATAACCTTTTCTTGTTTTTAGGAACGTATCAACTTTAGAGAGTTTATTAAGAGTATTTATAAGTTTCATCTTCGCCAGTACTATAACCTTTTGGAGATCAAACATTTTAATTAAAGATTTTTTATTTGCAGGACTAAAGAATACCAGAATGTCATCTAGTCTTTGTTGGACGGCTGCTTGTCCCCGTGCCGATTTACGTGCCATTCGTTCACGGTCAAATTTTTCTTTGATCCATTTGATAAGGTTATTTGTATGTCGTGTCGTGTCCCGAATGACTTCTTGTCTTCGGACATACGTGTTATTGAATGTTTCAATGAGTTGGGCCAACTTATCATTCGATTCAAGTTGCCGAAGAGTTGTCCCAGATATTTGATTAAACAGAACTCCTGCTTGAGACAGATATCCATTTACTTCCTCCGTATCTTTTTTTGACATTGTTACGTTTGTAAGATCACGCAGCATTGCGTCTTGAGACCACACATTCTTACTTTTTTTGAATTTACTTACATTTACACCGTAAGAAGCTCGCATAGATTCAAAGGTGTTACCTTTATAGGTTGTGTGCCACACAATTCCAATCTTTGCAGACTTAACATCTCGTGCTGCTTCTGAATTTGCAGGCACCGCATATACGATAGTGTTTGGATGAAAAGTAACATACTTCTCTCCCTTGATAGTTTCAGTCTTTACGTCTGCGGCACTAAACAAGAAATCACCTTGGATAACTCCCTGTATTCCAAGTTCGGGCAGGTAACGTAGAGCCTGCTTAAGTTTAGTGTTAAGATCGCCACTAGTATCAGCATCAACATCAGCAGGGGTCTTATAAATCTTGGGGTTTTTATTGAAGATCCCCTTTTTCGCAACAAAGAATACTCCATCACTAGGATCGATACCAGCAAAGATAGCAGGGGCCCCGTCCCACTTAACAGATACATTACCATCTTTTTGACCCCCCAACATGTCTCGCAACTCTCTGAGTGCAAGGATTGCTTCTCGTGTACCCTTCACACCACCATAGAGAACCTTGTCCTCAATATGAGTCATGTGAGTGTTCTTTTGTTCTGTGATGAAGTCTGAAAAGTTCATTAGAACTTGACCTTTCCACTAGTTTTTATAGTTGGTTCTTGACTACCAATAACAAATTTTAAAAATGTTTTTACTTTTTTTCTAACTCTATCAAAAATTCTAAGTGCGAGATTTGCTGCAGCGGTAGCGGCCTTTTTAAGTATTTTAATTTCATTTAATCCTTGTTTTTCATATTCTGCAGATTCTTGCATTGCATTTACAATAAGAGAAGTTACAGACCAAAATGAATATATTCCTGTTTTACCTTTAGGATTTTTTGCAGTAATCAAACTTTTCTTTTGACCTTGCGAAGTTTTAAATCTAATTTGAAGTTTTGCTGCGTCTGCAATTTTTGCACAGTAGTTATCATCATATACAGAATGTATACTTACCTTTGTACCATCATGACTAGCAACTAACATATATTCTGCTGCAGAATTAGAATTCTTTCCATACTTGTAAAATCCTGACATTGCTTCTCTAACGAAGGCAATTTTAAAATCTCTATTGTTTTCGAATAACTTTCCTAATATACTCATTGCAGTTTTGTGAGCTGCTTCTGCTTTGTTCACTACAGGGTTTTCTCCTGATTTGATAAGTGGTCTGATTTGACTGGGTGCTTTATGTGTTTTTATAAAATTACCTAGTGCTTCCTCTGTTAATTTATAATTTTTATCTTTTTTTAGAGATTCGTCCACACCATCTACTGCAGCATAAAAAGTAGCGAGACTCTCTTCTTTACCTGCAGACATCAGTTGTGCAGCGCCTATTTTAAGAGATAACCTTTTATCTCCAATAAGAATGTCTGTCTTTGGTGTAGTATCAGATGCTCCATAAGATTTCCAAAATGGAGTCAGAGATGATTTTGCACGGCCGTATTGTTCTGCTTTTGCATTACCAAGTTTGAAATGTTTCTTTACTGCAATCGCAATCCGTTCACCTGCCTCAAGTGCAGCAGGATTCTTCTCAAGAACTGCCATGGTTTTTGCACCGATACCAGACTTCTCAACATCTAATTTCTGACCAGTAATCTTGTGAAACCCAACTACGATTGCCGCTTCATAGTCTTCTGCTTTCAGTTTACCTTCAGATAAAAAACTTTTAAATTGACGCATGATACTTCTCTTTTTCTTTTACTTTACACTATTTATAATGTTTTGTAAATAAAAAAACGCACCTAAGTGCGTTCTTTTGTGTATCGATTTTCACGTTCTTCTCGTTGTCGGGCACGTTTGAGTGCTTGGGTGCGCATCTTATCACGCCATTTAGGATCGTATTCCTCGTATCCTTCTAAACCCCAGTCACGTGCCCAATCTGCGAGTTGATCGATATCATGTTTCTTAGCCATTCTGAATTGCCTTCAATTGTTCCACTAAACTCATTGCGTCTTCTGGACTGTTTACCAGATGATTACGTGCAGTATATAGTCGTTCAAGACGTTGTTTCACTGAACGTACAGTTCGACGTTTCAAACCTTCGAGATGTTTAATCTCTGATTCAATACGTGGGAGACCCAAGGCGATTGCCTTGGCGTCTCGTTGCACAGAGCGGGTTACACCCGCACTTGCGATTCCATATGACATTATGCAGCCTCCGCATATTTGATTGCAGTTTGTAGTGCATCACGTTTACGACCTTGGTTGTAACCAAACCATGAGTTTGCCAGACGGTTTTCTTGGTTACGACCTTGAACGTGGTCTGTGATGTAGGTGATAGAGTTGAATGCCTGCCACCATGAACCTTCGGCAAAGTTTGCGCCTGGTTGTGTGTGCAATGCATCAAGTGCAAGTTTTGCATTGCGTGACAGGGTCTCCACTTGTGTCATTCCCTCACGTACACGTTTGTCTGATGAACGTGGGAAGACTTCGTTTAGGTATTCGACATAAGAGTCAGTTGTGAAACGCTTGGAACCAAGGAACTCAGCGATCTCTTTGTACTTCGCCATTTTCTCAGTGGCGATACCTAGTTGTTGTTTCACAGTAGATGGATCAAATACTGTGCGGTGTCCAACCTTGACTTGTTTCGCATCTTTGTCATCAAGTGCGAAAGTCAGAGTGTTGTTACACACGACACGAATAGGTGTGAACATTACGTTGATTGACTTACCGTATTGGTGTGGGTTTGAGAACAACAGGTAAGAATCAACCTTGTCTTCTCCAAAGATCTCGAATGAGTCTTTCACTTTTGCAAGTGCCCAGACAATCTGTCCATCACGTAGTGAACCTGCAGTGTGCATTTCCATGTCACCTGCCATTACATACTCGTGGAAAAAGTCAAACGCTTCTGAGTTCTGACAAGGGTTCCAGTTCTCACCTACGTTTGTTAGGATACGACCATCAGTACCACGTACCAAAGACTTTTGACCAGTCTTCATTTGTTGACCGTTGAAATCGATGTATGACTCAACTTCGTGGACTTCCCAATCCACACCAGCTTTCACCATCATTTGTTCAGGTGTCAGATCATTCGATACTGGAACACCCAGACCATGCCAAGGAACTTCACCTGCATACGCCATTGTTTCAACCATATGTGCCATAATATATTCTCCTCATTGATTACTTGTATATAATACCAAAAGAAAAGGGGTTTGTCAACCCCTTTTTTTAATTTATTGTAATTTTTTTCGCAACCTTCGTCGTTTTGCCCACTTATTCATTATTCGAGTCTCACGGATATTTTTTGTAAGTCTGCGTCTGATCCGTGCAGTTGCACTTCGATCCATACGTTCCCCACGAGTAAGAGTTTTTTCCATGAAACGTCTCCTTTACAATAGTTGTTTGTTGTACCTCTGTTCTAAAAGATACTTCTTCACACAAGTCCAGTCTGGAAATTTATCGGTCCCAAAATGAATGTGTTCTCCTTTGAACTCTCCTGCACCGTTTGCAGTCCGATCATCGATAAGATAATCTCCCATGTTCAAATGTTTGTTATGAGAAAGAATGAGACGCTTGTATGCGTTCTTCCCCATATATTTCTGTACCCATTCAATCTTATCTATCCATGCAGTGGGGTTCTCCCAAGGTGCAGTAGATAAAATGTAAACGTCATAGTGTTTGGCAATTTCGTTGAAGGCGTCAATTGCACCTTCCATGGGTTCCATAAGACCAAAGATGCCAGGCACCTCGTCGTACCGTCCCTCGTATTCTTCTAGTTGTTCTGGTGTGAGTTTGTCAATCCCACTTTGGAAATTGACAAGAACTCCATCCATATCAAAATATACTAACATTCACCTATCTCTTTGAATCCGACTGCGGCAACTTCATACATCTTTCCATCGCAAATCATGCGATCACCCATAGAGGTAGAACGGTGTCCCCACTCTTTACCTGTCTCATCTTTATATAGGGGTTTGATGACTTTCACATTCTCGTTGTAGTCGCCGTTTAGGTACTCACCAAGATACTCTTCCTTGATGCTCCAACTACCTTCGATGTTGTTAGTAAACCGATATGCATAGTTCAACGCAGCCTCACCAGTGTATTCACCAGTATCTACTTCTGCAACAACTTGAGGTTCTTCGTCCTCGAAACGAGTGCCGAATTGTCCATGAATTACTGTTACTATTGACATGATATATCTCCTCTTGATTACATATACATCTTACAAGAAGATAATACTAATGTCAAGCACTAAATTCGTTTAATTTGCATTTTTTTCTCAAAAGCAGGAAAGATCCATTTCTCATCATCTTCACCAGTGCGTCTATCAACTGCAACTATATCCTTATTGAGAACTTCTTCGTGTTCTGTCCTAAGTCTGTCTGATGGGTGTCCCACACCAACAAGAACAGAAATAGTTTCACCATCAAAGTATTGTTCTATTTCATTCGGCCAGAACGCTGAACAAATCCCTGTCTTATATCCTAAAAGATTTGCGGATAATATCAGTTCTCCAATAGCAATACCCATACTGTAACAACGTTGTTGATCTTTTTCTCTTAGTGCATTGACGTTTCCTTGGTCTATGTCAACAATGGCATGAATGTTAGATCTTGCTTCTTCTTGATTCCAATCAAACGCAAAGGCAAAAAGGACATTAGAATATACTTGAGAGTTTCTAACGTTATAGTCCTTTTCAGTTTTACCGTCAGAATCTGTGAATTCAAAACTACCTTGTGGGGTAACAGCAAAATGTTTTGTTTTTCTATAGATTTTGTATATGAGATCTTGATCATCGGTCCAAAAAACTTTGTAATGAGTTTCTGCCTGTTTTGTTGGGGAGTTTTTTATAACACTTAGTAGGGTGTCAATATCTTCCCAAGGAACTGATTTTGATCTATCCCAATTTCTTTGAGCATGAAAAGAACTCTTTGATGATTTTTTTATTTTATCTCTCATAGACTTATATATAACTTTATGAAATTTTATATAACAGGAACCCGCAGAGGGCTAGGTGAAGCACTACAAGACTATTACGGAAATTGCAATTCCTTAGAAGATTGTGATGTATTCATAAATAACAAACACGATGGGTTTTCACAAGTTGAAATGTTATACAAAGCATGTTCACTTGGAAAAAGAGTCATAAGTATCGGATCTCACGCAATAGACTTTACATGGACAAGCGACTATGCTGTTGAGAAGAGAGCGTTGCGTGAAGCAAACCATTTAGAATTTATGAGAGGGCACAACGTTACGTGTATGAATTTTGGATATATTGATACTGAGAGGTCAAAGGACGTTGACGAACCAAAATTAGATGTTGACGAATGTTGTCAATCAATTCATTGGGTTTTGCAACAAAAGTATAGAATAAAGGAAATAACTATATGTCGATAGATATTGAAAGAATTCTGCTTGAGATTGAACAACTACCAGAGTTCGAAGACCAGATCATGTTACAAACCGTAGAAGAAAATACAGATTTAGATCCTTTTTATGGTACTGGGTTTTCTTTCAATACAGATCATCCAGAAGTATCATTCAATGTACCATTATTTAATTTACGATATACCAACTCTATCATTGAAAAGTTAGGAATGTGTAGAACGAGAGTTATGAGGATGCCACCAAAATATTGTTATTCTTATCATTGGGATCAAACGCAAAGAATGCACATTCCCCTTATTACAAACGAAAATTGTTTTTTTGTTATTGAGGATGAGGTTGTAAGATTACCTGCAGATGGAAATCATTACTTAATAGACACTAGGAAGAAACATACTTTTGTGAATGCATCATTTGAAGAGAGAGTCCACATCGTTGGGGTTATTCCCAACTAGACTGCCTATTTCATACTTGACTCTTTCTCTTTGCATCAATTGCCAATTCTTCATATAATGAGGGTTTAAACTTTGATGTCTTTTATGGTTGAGTTCATCATGTTCCATATGATATGCAGGACCTTCTACTTGTCTGACAGATAAACCGTAGTTCAAGGCTCGAAAATATCTTTCTAAATCGTCCCACCCATATCCACGAAACTCTTCGTTCTCTCCACCAAATTCTAAGAATTTTTCTCTATTGAAGATTATCATTAAACCATATCTCCAATAACGACCCCAAGACTTTCCTATACCATCATCTTCATCTATGTTGTATATTTGAGAGTATGGGTAAGTAACATCGCCCAACGTTTGCATTTGTTTATATGGAACTATCGCATCAATGTCAGTCAATGCGATAAACTCACTACTAGATTTCTTCGCAGCCTGATTGAACGCAGGTGCACGTTCATTGTAATCTTCAAGTAGTGTTACGTTCCAATCCTTCCAATATTCTAGAAACCTTTTTTTATTTCTTTTTCTTTTCTCAGTGTCAGGTTTGTAACAAACTAAAAGTTCTATCATATTTTCATCTCAAACAAATGTTGATCATAGTTATTAATTAGTTTAACACCTTTATATTCAAAGTTTTTAAAATGTCTGTACTTATGTCTTTTATTCAACCAGACATTTTCCATAGTTTTAGTTTTCTGATTAAATGTATGTACTGCAACTAATAACGTATCAATATCAAGACGTTTCGCCGTTTGTATATGTCTATCAATAAACCCACCTTCTCGTATAGCGGTGTCTCGATACTTCTTACGGTGTTGGGGAAGTGTGTATAATTGTTGTAATACTCTTAGTTTACCTTCAACTATAGAACACCCACTGAAAGCGATTGGGGCGTTATCTAATAATACGAGTTCTATATTCTCGAATTCAAATCCATGATGACCATTCAATCTGTCATTATCAAACCAATGATAGTAATAGTCGTTGGGATCATTTTTTATCACCAACTGTTCAAATTCTTTTAGTACTTCATTGATTGGTTTGACTGTTATTAGATTCATAACTTTAAGAATTTATCAATCACAATACCAGTTATGTCATATTTACCAAATCTATATGCATTAGGGTTATCGTGATGAAACTTATGATTACCTTCACCCAATGTTACGATATCTGTGATTAAATTGTTTTTTACTTCTCCTGTCATATGAGGAACAATAGCGAGAATATATCCACTAATCAAACATAATAGATTGGGTATGGCATAAACAAAAACTAACATCCAAGGTGACACAATACCCAAAGTCACAATGACACCAATGTGATATTTAAAATAATTTTTGTGCCACCAAATCAGAGATTGATCTCGTAACAAATCTTTTATCATACTTCTAGGGATATTCGCATCCCATACTCCGAATAAAATATGAAGTATACCTTGTTTAGTTGGAGAGTGAAGATCTTTATCAGTATCACTATACTTATGATGCCATCGATGATGACCAGTCCACCCAATGACAGATCCTACACCAATATGATGGGCCAACCATCTCAGTATTGACTCTTTATTATAAGACATCTCAAAACTACGATGACCATAATATCTGTGTAGAGTTGCATTACCCACAAACACTTCGAACAAAACATAAAGGACTCCACTAAGGATCAAAGAAAATGGTCCATAGTAACTAATACCTACTAAGGTTGTTAGTAGGAAAAAGAGTTGTAGTATTCTAATCTTATACTTATTCATTATACCAAGACGAGACTGTTGCATAGTCATCACTAAAACTCAATTCAAAAAATTGTTGAGGGGTTGTGTTATCTCTATCCCCAAGATGTGTATATTGAGTATCTATGAGAACTGGCAAACCTTTAGTGAAAGTGTAACTTCCCAATTCTTCAGAAAAATCATCTGATTCTACAAACTTCAGGGGAGATGGAGTTTCTAATAGAGGAACTATCAAACAACATTTTCTAATCTCTTTATGATAATCAAAAGCATTATTGATCCAAACGAACATCATATTTTCAACATGTCGATTAGAAGGTAAAAAATTTCTAATCTTTGTAACTACATCGTTGTTGACTGAATTATCAACAATACAAAATTGAAAATCAGAAAACTCATAAGAGGTATTTCCATCGTTATCAGTGAACCCATCAGGGTCTCTGTGTATGTCTTTTTGATCTTCTACGTCACTTGCGTAATCTAATAGTGATGATACTTCAGCATCTGTCAGTTGACGATCTGTTAATTCGTGATATAGAGTGCTCATTTTATTTCCTTCGTGCGACGATTGTTATTCTTGGGGTTGACGGCGGCGTGATGTCATGTGGGACATCTATTCTCAATTTGTGCCAAGTTCTTTCTTTACATATTGTTTCGTGTAAAATGTTCCAGTGGTCCTCATCCCACCATCTTGTCGTAACATCTCCACCAGTATCTACGATATAATTAAATTTTACATCACCCACACCAAAGTCTGTATGAACAGGAAGTTCTTTTCTAATGACTTGATATTTCACGTTTACTTCATAGTCAAAGTATTTATTCACAAAATCAGATAAATTATCCTGTACTTTAAAACTTGCATAAGTATCTATCATCTCTGGAACTGGAAATAGATTCTCCAACTGTAAAATTTCATTTAAAGGTAAAATCAGATGATCAGGAATTTCTGGCAACCAGTCAATCTCTTCATAATAGTATTCATTCATAATCCAAACACCAAAGTCTTTCTACTACCATCAGAAGTCATTTCTTTCACTCCATGCATCAATCCGAAACTATCCCACAACAAAAGTTTACCAGTTTCTGCCGATAAATTTATTTCTTTTTTCATACCATTATAATGTTCTAATATTTGAGCCCAAGGTCTAGGTTCATATAAAGTTAGCGGTGGAACATCTTCATCACACTCAAGATATATTATTCCAGTTAGTGGATTTCCTGTGTGCCAATGTTTGTCTAAAGAACAACCTTTTGACATGTCAGTAAAAAATACATGCCACTTTGCAGGATCAAAGAAGTCGTCCTCATCATACTTACTAGTTAGAAAAGTTTTATTCTGAGAAACAACCTCACCTCTGCCTTCAAACAATGCAGGTACATAGGTACTTTTTAATTTTTCATATAAAAGTTTTATTGCAGGTTCGTTCATAATGTCATCATATACTTCTAGATAACTTTCATATGTACTTCTACCCACAACAGGGTCATCTGGTATCAGTCTTGAATCCTGTCTACCTTCTAAATGTTTATCACATATTCTCAAGAGTTCTAATCGAAACTCTTCATCGATAAAATCTTCAATCACTTCAGTTGGAAATAAAGAAAGTTTTTTCATTAGAAAATCCTGTACTTATCACTCTGTGGGAACTGATGATGATAGTCATGACTTTCTCTAGTAAACCCCACAACTCTACCAATCCAAGAATTCCACCCTGTATGTCCAAGAGTGTTTGTTATTCCTAATGCGTGAAACGAATATACAATACCCGCTGAGACAAAAGATAAAAGTAATGGTTCAGATAATAACAGCAAAAGGCATATTGCGATATGAAGAGTGTTATAATGTTTATGTGTAAATAAATGCGCTTTCGATCTTATTAGATCTTTTGCCATGAATTTTTTCTTAGGATAAAAAACTCCTCCATAAACTGACAAAAATGTATTATGAAATATACTCTGAGGATCTTGTTCGGTATCAGTATTCGCATGGTGCTGTCTATGAATATTAGACCATCCAATTGTAGATCCTTGACCTAACAAGACCGCACAGAAACAATAGAACCAATCTAAAATATTATGTCTTTTATATTTTCTATGAGATATACCTTTGTGTAAAATCTCTTCTGCAATTATTCTAGTAAACAAAAATCCACTAAGAATGGTCAAAGGTATATACCAACCACCAATCAAAACGAGACTGCAAATAAAAATTATATGATGAATACCTATTAAACTTTTATTCAAAATCATTCTAAAACTTTCTGAGAATCCAAACTAATTATCAAATGATTCCTTGGTGTAGATCCGCCGTTTACTGCATAGTGTTTTACGCCTGGATTTACCATCCAGACAGAACCATCTGCAGGAATGTGTTCTCTATACTCCACACCATCTTTATCCCATCCACCATTGAAACACTCATCGTTTGTCTCAAGTGCAATATGCAAACGGATGCCATAAGTAGTGTCATAGTCTATGTGAGGTTTGACTTCAGAGTGAGGGGCCAAGTTTGCAAATCTAGTTCTATGAGATCCATAGAAAGTATCTAAAACTTCTCTAAGATAAGGTGGGACATCATTCTTTACTTTACGATACCATCTCTCATCTGCTTTCGGATCTTTCTTTGCCACACGAGTGTCCCATGCACTACCACTCATCTCTATTCTTTGTGATAATTCATATTCTTCATCAAATTCTGTAAGACTCAACTGTTGATAACTAGAGGTTTCCCAATCTAAATCACAGACGCATTCTACCTCATTCAGTTCTTCTTCTTTAAAAAACATCTTAGGTAGTTTTGTGTGTGTCTCACACATGTGTGCGTAATCTGAACCAAGTCCATCCCATACCTTATTCTTGGCAAACTTATCTAATTCAGATTTGAGTTTCTGTATATCGAACTTGTAATCAAGTTTTTTGATTACTGGAAGTTCATGTCTACCTTTCCACATTTATAAAAACCTTTTCTATAATCCAACCAATCAAGTCGTACTTGTGTAATCTGTATTTATTAGGATGATCGTGATGAATATCATGGAATGCGTCACCAAATGTCAATATCGCTAACCATAACACAGTACGAGGCTGATAATCTTTGTGCGCCCAACTTAGAACAAGAGTGCCAAAAAATAAAGTAAGTGCAGCGGGAAATAGAAGTCCATAAATTGTCAACATCGGATCTATCAAAGTAAATAACAACAAACCACTATAAATTATCCAAGTATAGTATTTGTGTTGCCATTTATAAAATTTATCACGCATTAGATCTGTGGCATATCTACCTTCCACATCTGCAAACGCAGTAAAGAATTGAACTCTCCAAAACCCCATATGATCAGGACTGTGTGGGTCTTTTTCTGTATCAGCATATTTGTGATGTTTCCGATGAATAGCAATCCAAGTTATGGCACTACCTGTAAAACTAAACGTAGTTATAAAACTCATTAAATATTCAAACCACTTAGGACATTGATAACTACGATGAGTCAATAATCTATGGTATGTCATAATCATACCAAGTCCATTCAAAATAAAATACATTAAAAATGCAATACTCCACTGCGTCCAATTGGCATATATAACCATTGGAATGATAGAAAGATATGCGAGGATTTGCAATGTAAAAATTTGTAGTCTCATGTTCACCTGTAAAATTTAGTGGCACTTCTGTTGCTAGGCAGTACCCGCCCCCTGTGTTACGCTGCTAGAGCGTAATCAGATGGTGCAAAGTTATCGTTTGCAGTTGTGTTTTGTAGACTCAAATACCTGTCGATCCTATGTCACCCCCTCATGTGTTTTGGTGGAGGTGTGGGGTACTGCCCCCCAGTCCAGTCTATCCTCTAACATCTACGATCATATTTATACAGTATACCATAATGACGCACGGTGGTCAAGAAAAAAATATTATAAATACGATTATATAACATGGTTTCGAATGGAGTATAATATGTTAAAGAAACTGGGTTTTCTGGTGGCAATGATTTTTGTTACTGCGAATATGGCATTTTCACAAGAGGCAGCGGCATGTCCTGAAGGGTATGTATGTACAAAGAACGAGAACACATCTACAGTGAACTCAAATAGTGATTCAAGAACAGTAGTGGAGTCTCCTCCTCCATCTGCAATCTCTCCTTCCATCAATGCGTCTGGTTCAGATCTTTGTACGGTAGGCATTGCGGGTGCAGTACAAACGCAAATCTTGGGTATCAGTGCGGGTAAAACTGTACGAGATATGAATTGTGAAAAACTGAAGAATGCTAAAACTCTATATGATATGGGTATGAAGGTTGCGGCAGTATCTACTATGTGCCAAGATGAACGAGTGTTCAAGGCAATGATGGATGCAGGTACACCTTGTCCCTATGACGGATTGATTGGTGATGCAGCGAAAGCAGCATGGTTAGCGAATGAAGAGAAACAACCAACGGATGGTAAAAAGTCTCTGAACCCATTGAAGGATATGGACCCTGATGAAAGATCGACTCTATTGGGTGGCGGTTTTGTTGGCCTCCTCTTCTTATTGTTACTCTGATACCACGTATGGTGTAACAAACAACGCTGCAAGTGCAGGAATGAACTGGAACATGGGAACTGTGTTACCAGACTCAACTCCTGCATATATAACTGTACAAATCAACGGTTTGGCATATAGATATACTATGAGTAAAGATCCAAACTCTGATGCATTGGTTCATGTAAGAAACGAAGATGCAATAGATGGTGGATATGTGTTTGAGAATACTGATGACTGGAATCAGAAACACGGTGGAACTATTCAGAAGTTTTTCCGTTTTCCTTACACAGATTCCACACGTTGGGGTAAAGGTGAAGTAGTAGTAGATGGTGATGGTACAGTCAGTAATGTCGCCGTGACTTACAACTACAAGATGGATGTAGATGATGAACTAATGAAGTGTGCAACCACACCTCTTGCAGATCCGACTTGTAGAGGTTATGCAGAGGCACTTGCAAATTATTTGAAGAATATGGAAGAACCTACTGTAGATGATCCCTTTTATGATGAATGGGTGCAAGCGTCACTAAAACAAGAAGTTGAAGTGAAAGAACAAGAAGAAGTTGAAGACGAAGAAGAGATCAACAAAGAAGAAGATTTAGAAACTCAGATGGGTGGTGAGAATACTATAGATGCAATGGTAGACGCAGGTCAACAGAATATGATTCTGGCAGAACTTGCAAGAGTACCTACTATCGAACCATATTATCAAGTAGAAATTAAAGGTGGTGAATATCGTGACACCTTAGTATTACAGGATGCAGAAATAAATGATAACCGTAGAGCGTTGAGAAACTTGGCAAATGATACCAATCACAGAAAAATGGTCCGCTCGCAATATGATAGAGAATAGGAGAAACTTATGTTTAGATCTATCGTAACATTGGGTGCGTTATTGATGGCGACTTCCGCATTCGCAGTTGATTCGCCAATTACTGGTAATGTTTCGTCTAAGTGTTCAGTCTATACAGACACTGCAGGCGTTTATGGCAACCCCAATCCAGATGAACTTTCAACACTACCCGCTGATGGTGGTGTGATGCCGATTATTCGGTATGACGTAACAATTGCAGATTACTACACTGCAAAGATTTCGTGGCCTAATCAGTTCACTTCATCCCCATCACTGACAGATGCAGTAGCGTGGGATGGTGAGGTTGAGGTTGCATCGACATCAGACACTGGTATGTCTGGTTATGAAGCAGCAAAGGTTGAGTATGAAAACCACACTGAATATGATTTGACAGTAGCAGGATCTACATGGTTCAAAGTTACTTCCGAAGTAACATACGGTGTAGACAAACCTCTGCCTGGCGGGGAATATAAGGCGAATGTAACGGCGACTTGTATCGCTAATTGAAGTGGTGGGGGAAGTAGTGGTAGTAACTCTTCCTCGGCATGCACTACAACAACATCAGGTGGATGGACATATACACATTGCAGTTGGTCATATTAATATTATTGGTCCTGATCCCATCATTATCTAATGGGCATGAACTAACACCTACGTATCCAAAACTAAGACCTTCTTATATTGATGGGGTCTTAGTTACGGATATGCATATGTGGAATAGACGTGAAGACGCACAATATTATGAAATAAATGTCTACGATATAGATTGGAATCCTATTCCATTTGCTTCGACTGAACGTGTAATGCAGTTGGAGTATTTGGCGCACAAAGATTTCGAGATATATATTAGAGACAGGGATGAACTAAAAGTAGAGTATATCTGCACTACGTCTAAACAATTGAAAGAGGATGTAAAATCAACTGGTATAAAATCCATGATTTGTTCTCGTGTGAGGTGATATGAAATTTTTTTATGCGTTAGGATTTGTATGTGTCGCATCTGCATCTTTTGCAGATTCTACGTCACTCAATTTGGCAATGCCAGGCACAGGTGGAAATTATCAATCTGATAAGTTCCGTGCAGGAGAACTAGATTGTTCTAATGCAATCGGATCTGCAACGAACCTTGAGTTTGGTGTGACAGGCATTATCCAAAGTGATCGTGACACGTTTGGTCAGATGAACGATTACTTCAATCAGAACTCAAAGGGTGATGTGGGCGTCTATGCAAGAATAACAATTCCGTTAGGAAAAAGAAATAAAAGCAGAATCAACTGTAATAGATTATATGAATTAGAACTACGTAAAAAACAATTAGAACTACAAAAACTAGAAGCAGAACTGAAAGTGCTAAGGGAGTTGCAGTTTGAAGAGTAACATAGTTGCAATAATATTTGGGATTGCATTTTTACTTGCTGTGTGGTATAATTTAGGACATGAAAAGAAAAACCCGTATTGGGAGAATATTGGTCCTACGTGGGATAAGATGTTGAATCCCTGTAAATATGAGAATTGTAAATGAAAAAGTTTTTGTTATGTTTGATGTTACCGATTGCTGCGTCTGCAGCAGATAACAATTATATGAATACATGTTTAGAAGTCAATGGTTACAAACCAGAAAACTTCGACACCTTCAATTGGAGTAAGGCGGCAGCATGTGCGAGTGATTACAGAGTGAATCAGAATAGAGTAGAACTCGCAGAAATGCGTGACTTCCTAAAACACAATCCACGGTACAGAGTGCCTGGACAAAGTCTAAATCGGTGTTGGGGAAAACCACGTGAAATGGCATTTGAGAGTGCAGGAATGGAAACAAACGGTTCCAGTATGAAAGCATGGGTAAATTACAAGGATACTCTACCCGCAGGTTGTTATGAGAACGGACCTTGGGATAATAGAAAGAAAGAATAATGGCAGAGTTTGAGTTTGCAGGAACTACCTTTAGAGGTGGTAAAATGTTCGCAGTGCTCACGGCATTATCTACACTAGGTGGTGGTGCATGGGCTGGATTTGAATTCTACAAAGACTACATGGATATGAAAGAGATTATCCAAAACATTGATATCGACGAGATTCAGTCTGCGAATACATTACAACTACAGAAACTCGAAGATGCAATCTCATATACACAAGATATTAAAGATGATCTGAAGTCTGATATCCTCAGACTCGAATCTCTTGTTGGTGTTATGGAAGATAAGGTTGACGAGACAAAGACACGAGTCGATGAACAACTCACAAGACTCGACAGTACAGTTCGCAACCTAAAGAATGATGTCTACAATAAACTTGACACATTCGAAGAACGTCTCAGAACAACACTGAAAGATAATCAAGATGTCATGGCAGGTATGCGTGACAATATCAACACTCAGTTAGAAACGTCTGAGAATAGAATAAAGGATACCCAATCAAGTATCGGTGACACTTTAGAGGGTATCCGTAATGAGATGAATGAGTTACAGAAAGATGTGACACAATCTATCAGAGAAGTAGAATCTACTATTCGTCAATCAGAGAAAGATACAAGGGAGTCCATGCGCATCCTTGAGCGTGATATGTCAGAGAAGTTGCAAGAAGCACTGGACAACCCATTATCTAATTAGATTCCTTCATCATGCACATGTAATTGGATAAGTGCATAATGCAACACTTTTAGTAAATCTTTTCGGGCATCCTCTTGGGTGCCCTTTTTACCATAACGTTGTGCATACTTTAGAATGTTACCGATACAGAACCCTGTACCGTGGCCACCATCAAGTATGACATCAGTCGCCTGATATTTGTCAGTTGCGTAGTGTTGACCATATGTTTTATCAACATAAGTTTTTAATTCATCGACATATTTGTCTTCATTGAATTTATAAGAAATAGTCATTCTGTAAGATTACTCCATATTTTTAATTTTTCATTTTTCTCATCCGCACGATCATGGATCTCTCTCCAATCCGTGATTTGATGAGCTACCATTAGTTCGATCATGTGAAACACATCACCAATCTCTTCTACTAGTTTAACACGATCTTCTTCAGAAATCAAGTCCCCATCATCGTACTTGCGCATAATTTTCATACACTGTTGTACAAGTTCTCCCGACTCTTCTGCAGTGATACACATCAACTCTTGCAGTACGTTTATAGGACTTTCTATCATCGTTTCTCCCATCTATAGAAAATGTGACGACCAACTTTGGTAGTACGAGTTTTAGTTTTTGCCCATGCAGGGTTTACATAGTCGGCATGGTAGTGAGTTGCACCTGAAGTAAAATCGCCAAAACTGCCATGGTAGACTCGAAAAGCAATGGCACGAGCAACGGCATATAAATCACTGTCAACACTAGGTATAACATCAGACTTGCCATCACAATACCAACTGAATTGGCAACGATTACGAACAGGGATTCTAACCGTGGCATCTCGCCAAGATTGTCGAGTAGGTCCCTGAGTAACCACCTCACAATACGTATCTGGGTAACGACTATCAGCAACCCGATTGCGTGTAACAAGAGCAACACCGATCATTCCTTTCACTGTCTGGTTTCGTGCTTCCCAATAGATATTATCTGCGATACACTGGATTTCTCGTTTCATATTCTGAGTCTCTGGTGTATCCGCTTTTACGGAAATAGGTACTGGACCTAACAATCCAACACACGTGACTGCAAGTATAAGTTTTTTAAACATCTGCCTCTCTCTTTTTCTTACACTACACTATAACAAAAAAAGGGAGTCGTGTCAACCCCCTTTTTACATTTTTTTAATTTTTTTTAATTTATTTTAATAGAACCACTTAAAATTCATCGACCATAGCTTGTGTGGCTGCAAGCTCAGGATCAGATACCAATCCGTATTCTGCCAACGGGCCATCTGGTCCCGCAATTTCGTCTGATACAAAGAATTCAATGTACTCTCTTAACCCCTCTACTTGATCTAAATGTGCATGCTTAACGTAGAATTGCAACGGACGTGAAACTGGATAAACGCCTGAGGCAATCGTCTCTGTCGATGGCGTCACACCATTCATTCTTGCAGCGTAAATAGTATCCGTGTTGTTCAGCAAGAAGCTTAGTCCGAAAACACCAATTCCTTCTTTGTTCGCCTCTAGACTTGCTAGAGTCTCGGTGTAATCCCCATCGATATCGACTGACACACCATCTGTACGCACTTTGAAGCATTCTTTTTCCGTTTTCTTCTTATCACCACCAGTTACGTTGTTAAAGAAATAGTCATATGAACCAGCTGCTTTACAACCTGCCAACATTACTTTCTTTTCAAATACTTCACGTGTACCATGCTTTGTGCCTGGGATGAATGCTTTAATTGGACG